AGGTGGTTTACTTACTAAATTTTCAACTTTTCCAGAATAAACAGTAACTAATGGTATTTCACCTAATGAAAAACTACCTGATTCTGCTAATTTAAAGTCTTTTTCTCCAGCAGGACTAGCCATATTACCAGCATAAGCACCGCTATCTTCTTCATACATATCTTCTATTGTCTCTTTCTTTCTAAAAACACGATAACGACCAGGTTCTATAACTCTCATCTGCTCATAAATTTTTTCACCAAAAGCACCATCGGGTAATACTGCCCTTTCAGCTATTCTTACTTGAGTTAAATTTCCATAATTAGATTCTCTATCTAATCTCCAACCATAAATATTTGTAGGATCTATTTCGATCCAATATGGTCTACGATTCTGTTGACGCTCTTCAGCTAAACTCATTGCACCAGAAGGTGCAGGATAATCTACAAGTATATGACTTTGACCATAAGTTAATGAACACATCAATAATCTTCTTGCGTATTCATCTAAATCAGATTTGCAACCATCGACATCCATCTTGAACATTTCTGTCCAGTATGGATCGCCTGTTAAAGTTATTGGTTTTCTTAATACAAGACCTGTGGCTGCTCTTATCAATCTTTGTGTAAAAGGACTAAATACTGATCTATTTACTCTTGCAAGATAAGCATCGTAATCTTCTCTAGGTTCTAGAGGTAGAAAGGCTTCGCTATTTTCTCTAAGATATTCTGTTCCTTCACTTACAGCTTTCATTATTTCCCAACCCTTCACCATGTCCAATACTGCTCTGGTACGAACGAATGGACTATCGACACCCCCTACAGAAGATGATGCAGTAATACTTGTTTTTAATAATCCTGGGAGTGCGTAGGTCATGAGTTACCACTTAGTTTTATTGGCCCAAAAAGCTGCCGACATTTTGCCTTTTGCTATATTTTTAGCATGACGAGCTTTAAAAGACCTACGCCTTGCTTTTTCTTTTTCGGTTTTGGGGTTTTTCCCTGCACCAGATACACCTTGTTGACCATAGCGTATTAACTTTATTTTATCGCCTTCTTTCGCTAATACAACATGAGATTTCTTGGGGTGACTAGGAGTTCTTTTCGGTTTATTGTAGCCAGAAAATTTTACACCTCTATAAGTAATCATTTGCCCATCCTCTCCATTGCCATTTCGTGAGCTTTTTTGAAGCTAAATCCATCACGCATTTTGCGTTTCATGTAATTTATGTGCCTATCGGTGTGATGTACCGAATGTTCTTCTAGTTTTTTGCGTTGTGTTGGTGTCAATCTCATTTTTTCTTGCTTTTCGTCTTGGTTTTACGCTTATGTTGATATTGTATCTTCTTACTACTTGTTTTTTCACGTTTAAATTTAGTTTTCTCACTTTTTGACATCTCCCCTACAGTCTTAGGTGTCTTACTTGAGACACGCTTCTTTGGTCTACACGCTGGATATGCTCTTTTTTCTCCTTTCGTACGGCCACATGGTTTACCTGTTTTTATATCAACCCAGTTCTCTTTGAACCAACGGGTCAGTCCACCACTACTTTTTGCCACGTTTTGCTCCTGTACGATAAGTACCGCCACGTTTTTTGTACTCTCGTACAAGCCACGCATTAGCATAAGCACTTGGGTAGACCTTGAACTTACGCTTTGCTTCGGATTTTACTCTTGAATATAATGCTTTATTAACAGGAATGTTTGCCACGCTTCTTACCTCCCTTCTTTTTCTTCTTCTTTTTCTTTGTAGTTGAGTGATACATAGTAAGAATTAGGTGGTTCTTAGTATATTCTAAACGAAGTTTGGCCTAGTGTCTCTGGTTTTGCAAGATTAAATTGTTGGAGGCAGAGGTAGCCGAAAGCGTCAAATGCGTGGTCAACCCCAAGGTTTTTGTTAGGCATACCTGTGTTTGGAGCGTATGTGAGAGTTCGGAGGGATTTTATTAATTCTTTACAGCGTGGGTGGATTAAAGTTCGTCTTTCTCCTGCTGCGTCATATAGTGCAGTGTTTACGGATGTTACTTTATCTCGTATTTTCCAGGGGGCTCTGGGAGAAGATACTGTGAATCCGCTTCTGCGTAGGATAGTGTGGTCCGTTGAACCTACTCCTGATGTTTTTCTGGCAGCACCCGTGGGGTCGGGGCAAGCTATTACTCTGCGTTCCACACCATATCGGTTGGTTACTTCTTCTGCAAAATCCCAGGTTGTTGCTCCGCCCGTCATAATTATTTCATCGAAGACGTAGAGGTATTCTTGGTAGCGGACTGCACAGATTCCGCAGAGTGGGTCTACGTTAAAGTCAACTCCCAGGAGTAGTGGGGCGATGTTTATGTCCTCTGCTTCGGTAGAAATGTTGGAATCTGAAAAAGAGACTGCAACGAGACCAGTGAGATTCTCAAAGCTGGCTTCAAATTCCTGTTTGAATGTTCTTATGTCCAGTTGGGATCTTGCTGCTTCGACTTCTTCTTTTGGTACGTTGCCCCCGTCTATTGTTGTGAAGCTCCAGCGTTTCCAATCACCTGATGTATCCTCTGGAACGTAGCACCATAAGTCGTAGAACCAGGAGGCTGTGCCATCTGGTGTTGATATGAAGAGTGCCCAGCCTTGTTTGTCTGCGAGGGCTGGTCGGATAACTTGGAACCAGACATCGGAATCCATGAAGGCTGCTTCGTCAAGTACTACTCCAGCGAGACTTCGGCCACGCAGGGTCATGGCATTTTCTGTTCCTTTGAGTTCGATTAGCGATCCATTAATTAGTTCGATTTTTAGGTCGGTTTCGTTTTTGGATTGTATCCATTGGGTTGGGATTAGTTTCTTTATTTCTTTCCAGGCTATGTCTTTTGCCATGCGATAGGTTGGGGCACAGTAGAAGTAGGTTTCGCCTGGGCGGTTTATTGCTGCTTTTAATAGTTCGATGCAGGATAAGTAGGATTTTCCGAATCTTCTGCCAGCTACGAGGACTCTGAATCTTTGTTCTGCGTTGAACACCTCCCCCTGTGCCCATCGGAGGGAGAGATTTTCGGCTGTTTTTGTGCTCATGTAGTAGAGATTAGCTTAAATTTTGACAAATTTCTGTGTTTTACTCGACTAAACTATGTTTTTAGGGTTATTATTCAGATATAAGTAGCATTTTAGTCCGTGGCTGATTCTATTCTTCGTAACAATGGTCAATTTACATCCGAAAAAGCATTAAAGGATGGCAGAGTATGTGGTAAGCGACAACCTGATGTGGTGATTGAAGCCAGGAGGCAGAAATTGTATCGAAGACAGTTGGAAGGTATGACAACAAGACAGTTGGTTTTAGATCACGCATCCAAAGAGGGAATTGGGGTGGAGACAGCGTGGAGTGATTGGAGAAAGGTTAAGCAGTGGAACGATGAAGATTGGGATAAGGATAGAGAGAAGATGGTGTCACGACTCCAGGGGATGAGAATGAAGTTATTTAACCAAGCTATCAAGAGGGGTCAGCTTCAAACTGCTGCTCAGATACTAGATTCACTTGGTAAAGTACTAGGCGAGAGTGTAGAAAACATCAATATTAACGCTCCACAGCTATCTATTAGCGTTGAAGATAAGAAAAAGTAGTTGACATTAGTGTGATATTGTAGTATTATTATATTGTAGTATTTTATAGCTTATGACTTGATTTATCAGTAGGTTCAGTGGTGTTAACGATATAAAAAAATTTTTTGCTACACTGCCCCGTGTGGTTTTTTGTGCAGTGGATCGCATGGAATAAAAAAAAAATAAAAAACATGGTAGCCAGTGCGGAAAAATAGAAAATAAAAAACCCCACAATTTGCGGGGCGGGGTAGATGCTGCGGAAAAATAAAATTAATTCCTGAACTGATTTGTGCAGTAATTCGGGGTGTTGTTTACTGTGCAATCTTCCATGAACTTATCGTAGCCAGTAAACCAGCTCGCAAAAATAAATGACGGAATAAAAATAATCATAGCAGTTAGGGCTTTTGGGTTGTTAATCGCTCCAGCTCCTCGGGGTTGGGTTTTAGAATTTCTCATAATGTAAGTGTTTGGGGTGTGATACGGCAAGCAATAAAAAAATTAAATATAATTAACATTCTCTTTGTCTATTGGATGTTGCCAAACTTTAAGACATGAATAATTAGGATAATTTTGTTTTTCCCTTTCTAGTTTTGCAAGTGTTAATTTAATAGTTTCATCTAAAGTAAGATTTGGACTCCAATTACTGAAGTGCTTAAAAGTTTGAATAAAAAACTTTTTTTCATTTTCATGTGGTCTTGATAGTGACATAATTTTTAAACGTGATTAATAGTATTTTTTAAAAAGATGTAAATTAAAATAATTGTACAAATAAGAATAATAAAGCTAGACATTTTTATAACCCCATTGCCATAATTTTTTCTCCTATTTCCATTAATTGATTAAAAGATTCCTGGAGTAACAAATCCTGTAAATTCATTACTTGCTTATCAAAATCAAAATATCTTGAGGTTTTTGGAATATCTAAAAATAATTCATTAACTTTAACGGTCTTATAAATATTGTCTGTTTTATAAGCTAACCAGTTTTTAAACTCAATATCAAATAAATATTTGTATTCATCTGCAGAATCAAATTTTAAAAATTCTGTAATATCGTCATGTTTTTCTGATGTCAAAGTTTGATTTCTTTGCTCATAAGTTAAAACACTTAAGATTTCAAGACCATTTTTATTAATTTGTTTTTCTTGTTTCCAATTATAAGGAGTTGCAATATTGGATAAATCTCCCTTACTTAATAAATTTCTTACTAACTTTTCATTAGTATAAAAATTTTCTAATATAAAACCCGTGTACTCTGGGTATCCGTCTTGATGACAGTAAACACTTTCAACCGTTCCATCTTGGTTGAGAATTCCTATTCTTGATCTAGTAGACATTGTTTAAACTCCTTTAAAATTTGGGTGATTTTTAATAGGCTTGTAGCCTGTACTCATTTTAACATAGATTTTTTTATTAAACTACTACAATATTTAACTTTTTTTCTTATTTTAAAATCATTAGATTCTTAACTGTTTCATATTTCCAATTTAAAAACCTAGTCACTGACTTAATAAAATTTCTTTTTGTCTCGTTTTTGTCTCACTGTTTAAGATACTATTGTAATAACGTAGTAGCACCCGTAAAAAATTTAAAATCGTTCAAATTTTGCATAAAAAAAGATCAGGTATTTTAACTCCTGATCTAGTTTTATTTGTTGTTAGCTTGTTAAATTGCTAAACATAGTTCTTTTGATTTATTTAAAATAGCATTTGCTTTACCATATAAATTATTTTCGGTTCTAATTCTTGCTTTTTCACTTTCACTTTTAATATTTTTACTTCCTGCTTGATGACTATAATAAAAACTTATTGCATTATTTAAACTATAAGCATTGCATCCGTTTTGATCTATTTCAGTTAAAAAATTATTTTTTATTTTTTCGGTTTGTACTAAATCCAAATAAGTTTTTGGTCTTGATAATTTTAATTTTCTATCGGTTACAACTATTTTATTTTTCCATTCGTTTTGAAATAATTCTTTTATAGTTTCGTTTGCTTGTTCTAATGTTATTTGTTTTTGTGCCATGTATCGCCACTCTTGAATATCTTGATTAAATTGATGTTTATTAAAATCAATTATCTGCGGTAGTCGTTCCACTAAACCTGTAATACTTTTTGTATGTTTAAAACTTAAATTTTCAGAATTTTTTACTTGTGCCATTTGGTTAAAACAAAACATTCTGAAGTCCAGAAGTGCCAAAGTGAACCCCACGCTAGAGTCCATTGATGTTATATATGTAATTCGTCTTTTAATTGGATCATCTTTTAAAACATCCCCAATACAATCATTAATACAAGTATTGATTACAAATCTTTTAGAATCTATATTCATTATTGACTCTATTGTTATTTTATCGCTGACTGATTCAATAACTTTTTTTATAGTATCTAGTTGTAAGATTGTATATTCATTTTTCGGAATATTTAAAAGTTGCCCAGTACTATCATTAATAATTGCTTGATAGTCTTTTATTTCAACTAGTTCTTCATTATGATCTTTGTTAAATAAACCACTTGATTTTCTAGCTTTAAAATCTAAATTATTAGATTTCCATATTTCGTTTATTGTTTGATCAGGTGTAATAATTTTACTTCCTTTATAAATAGTTTCATTAGAACTATTTTGATAACCGATTTTTTCGGCTGTTGTTTTGTTTGATTCTTCACTAGAAATATTAAAACTTCTATT